GTTGAAATTATATTCAATCGTGACATGTTGATGAATGAAGCAGAAGTCATTGAAAACATCAACAAATCAATTGGAATTCTTTCTGATGAAACCCTTGTATCACAGCATCCTTGGGTTGATGACCCACAAGCTGAACTGGAAAGGAAGAAAGCTGAAAAAGAAGCTGCAATGGCAGAATATCAGAATGCCTTCAAGCCTTACCCTGGTGAAGGTGGTGTTGTAGATGAAGAATAGTGCTTATTGGAAGATACGGTTTGAACAGCTTGAAGCTGCATCCAATAAGAATGCTATTTCTACTTTCAACACTATTCAGGAACAATATATTGCAGCAGAAAGGGAAATTGAAAGGCAGATTTCAACCTGGTATCAAAGGTTTGCAAAGAACAATCAAATCAGCATGGCAGAAGCAAGAAAGCTTTTGACCACTGGCGAATTGGCAGAATTCAAATGGGATGTCAAAGAGTTCATCAAGTATGGACAGGAAAATGAACTGAACCCCATTTGGATGAAAGAACTTGAAAATGCATCAGCAAAGTTCCACATTTCCAGGCTTGAAGCTTTGAGAATTGAAACACAGCAGACAGTTGAAAAATTGTTTGGTGGTCAGACTGATGAAGTTGACAAGTTACTGAAAAAGAACTACTTGCAAAACTATTACCATACAGTGTATGAAGTTCAAAAGGGGTTCAACATTGGTTGGGATATTGCTGCAATTGATGACCGAACTGTTGAAAGGTTAATTTCAAAACCATGGGCAACAGACGGAAGGAATTTCAGTGATAGGATATGGTCAAATAAGACTGGACTTATCAATGAAATTCAGACACAGCTTACAAGAACATTTATGCTTGGTAAATCACCAGATGATGCAATTGAAGCTATTGCAAAGAAAATGAAGTCATCAATGAATCAAGCAGGAAGGTTGGTGATGACTGAATCAGCTTATTTTTCATCACAGTCACAGAAGGATGCATTCAATGCACTGGATGTTGAAAAGTTTGAAATTGTTGCGACACTGGACAGCAGTACATCAGAAATTTGCAGGGAACTTGATGGAAAGGTCTTTGACATGAAGAACTTTGAACCAGGTGTCACTGCCCCACCCTTCCACCCTTGGTGCAGAACCACCACTGTTCCCTATTTTGATGACAATTTTACAGAAAGGGCAGCAAGGGGTGAAGATGGTAAGACCTATTATGTTGACAGCAAGCTGAATTATAAGGACTGGAAGAAAACATTTGTGGATGGCGGTTCAAAGAAAGACTTGAAACCAAATCTTTCTACTGTCAAAGATGTGGAAGATGCTATTTCAAGCAAGAAAACAGAGTTGACCACAGTTGATGATGACATCAAGAAGCTCACCGATGAAAAGAAAAGGTACAATGAACCGAAGTTCAAGGACTTTGAACAACAGGGTGAAACAGTCATTCGTGAGAAGTCCAAAGTTGCAACTGGTAGAATAAAAGATATTGAAAACAAGCTTGCTGATTATAGCAAAGACCTTGAAAAGTATTACAACAGACCTGAAAGAGGTACAGAAGCATATGATGAATGGAAAGCCTGGAAGAAAACCTTTGATGTTGATGAAACCAATTCACAGTATTACAAGCTTTCAGATGAAAAGTTCAAGCTTCAAAATGACCTGAAAAAATATGATGAATATTTTGATTGGAAGTCCTGGCAAAAGACATATAATATAAGTGATACTGAAAGTAAATTAGTCAGCTTGGCTGAACAGAAAAAATCACTGGAAGAAGAAATCAAGCAGTTGCAAATTGAACTTGCGAAGGTCAAGAATGCAGACCCTAAAGAAATTGCAGGTGTGGTTCGTGGAAAAGAAATGACCATTGATGAAGCTAACCATGGGAAACCAAATCCGAACTTCAACAAAGGTGGCGGTTATACTATAAACTGTCAAAGTTGCGTGGTTAGTTATGAAGCAAGGTTGCGTGGGTATGATGTTCAGACTTTACCGAATACAAAAGGTTCAAAGCTTGCTGAATTATCAAGAAAAACCAACTTGGCATGGATTGACCCTGCAAC